TCTCGCAAAAGAATAAAAGTCCACCCCTGCTCATTGCACAGGGACAGATATAAAATAGGTTTTTGATGACGAAAACTGGTGTGAGGGACACAACAAAGGTTCTAAGTCCGCCTATAAGGACGGCAGTGAGATCTCCCCCACATCAGCTCAAGCACAGCTTGACGAACAATACTATTGGAGCGGTTCCGCGGAGCCCGAGCACAAAGGCCCTTAACATCCGGAGCAATTTAATGACAGATGCTGTCAAGGGGACGCAAACCGACCTAGGTCCAACAGTAAGGTGATACTAGTCGAAAGAAGGATAGTGCTGTTTGGAAAGCCTACAAGCTTACAAAACTAATGTTAATAATGGTTATATATGTGATAGATTAATATGCAGAATAGAGCTGTTTGGAAAGCCTAATATAATGAACTTGCTAAACTTAAACTATCAGGTAACGATTTATATAGTCCTGTTCGAAATCATAATAACTATAATATATGTTGTCTTGTCCCAACCAACGCAATGCTGCGTTTACTAAATCCCGAAATTGGTTAAAGACCCTTTCACCATGGCCAAAAGCTACATGCAACGCATCTATATAGTTCTCATATAGTTGCTGCAACGGGTGTTGTTTCGCACGAACCCAGAACACAAGATCGTAGGCAATCTCCATATCCATCTGACGAATCATGTATCCGGGTATAAATTCTTTCCAAGTTGATTTTAGAAAGGTGCAAGCGCTTAATGGCTTGGTGAGTTCCACATCTAAAGTCTTTGTGGCGTTGGTAACCACATATCCTACTTCTTCATAAGACTTTTTCAGGGATATACCATTCACGAACTCCTTAATATTATCAGAGAACGTATAAATGATATCGTCTCCATAAATAGCAAGGGACATATTTTCCAACATAGCGTGAAAAGTATTATAGATTGTAGTAATTGTTAACTTAAAATAATGACATATTGCTAAAAGCCAATGTCCTAAGGTATTCACCTCGGCAGTTCCAGGAAATCCTGATACAAGGCCGCGTTCCTTTTGGTATACTACATCTAAATATTGTATAAAACAATTCATTACATCATAAAATATAGAATCTAATAATTTTGAAGTAGGTGAACTTTGCTTTACACGCATAACTCTTTTAATAACGTCTAACGCTGAATAAAAGAGCTGCGAGAAATAAAATCCGTCCCAATTTGAGACGTCAAAATCAACTGCATTCGGATGTCTATTGAGGTAATGATATAAATTATTCCATTCTGGCCCTTCTGGATTAATGCCAGGACAAAAAGGAATTGTCCCATCTGCTGCACGATGCATCGACGCCCAAAGGCGTAGGGTATATCGACGCCACGCAAGAACATAGAAAACATTCATGCATGTGACGGAACGGGTTTTTGGGGGGCTATCGGCAGTACCGAGAGCTTTTGGAATGGGACGAAGTTCGTCCTTCGGAAAGTCGTAAGCACGAGTATATGGAACCTTGCCATCAAGAAGTGAATTCTCAAAACGCAAGTAATCAGAGACAAATTGCTCATCAAGATGACAAACATTGCCTTCCTCGTCTACATCCATATAGTCACGCTTACCTTTACGTTCACGGCTGGTAAAAATGAATGGAATGCCAGGAGAAGAATTTAAATTCATAGGATTACTCCCATCCTCTCTAGTACCAACTATGGTTTGTTCTAAGGACAAAGGCGAAAAGTCCTCAGTATCTAGTTTTGTTAACAAATAATCTGATAAAGAATGAATTGCCCTATTCATAAGATTTTTATTGACCGGATAAACTTGGCCACGATAATATTTCCCCAAGGAATGGGCCATAGGATGAATTTGGCCCTGGTGATACAGTCTTCGATCTCTATCAGACATGGCTGCAGGTACTCTAAGGCTAGATATACCCTCTCTTATCAAATATGAGGAAATTAATGATGGTTGTATTTGATTGCGCCCTACGTCGCCTACCACAATCTCCTCTTTGCAAATTAAAGCTCGCTCGGGGAGTTCTTGAAATGCTGAAGTTGGAATGCATTCCTCATACTCTGGTTCAACCAATCGCTCAATATAATTATCGGGTGATTGGCCTACCACCTGCTGCTTCATATCATCAAACATTTCCTGAGTCACCACTTGTATGGCTATCTTTGGGTCGCGAATACGATCTATAGCCCATGCTTGAATTCCTATGATCTTAGATTTCCCTTGATCAGTGACAACAGCTGTTGATCCAGATCTACCTACAATAGTTGAACCTTCAACTGTCATCATACGCGCTGACACTTGCGACATATATGAATTTTCAAGCTTTAAATTAGTAACTTTTCCGTGACTCTTATAATGCTCTATCATAGCATTGTCATTAAGAATCCCCAAGAGAGCTATTGGACGCGATTTAAATTCAATTTCCTCATATTCAAGATCCGTAATAAAGTGATGGGAAATCTTTCTGGCTGCTGGAAACATTCTTGAAAATATTATGGCTACATCACCATCTGGATGAATATATACATTCTCTGATAATGTTAATTGGTAAATAGACTCAGTGCCTTCCTGATTACGAATAACTAAAGTAAAGTGGTTACCGCAGTCTTGTCTAAAGTTATGCTTATTTATAATTATAAATTGTTCACTCAAAAGCGCTTGAGCATGGTTGAGATACCAGTCAGTGCCAATGGAGACAGATCTAATATTTCTCTTCAAGACAGGCTCAACTACAGTTGCCATTTGAGTATTGGCTGTTGGTCTGCCAGTATATTTAATATGGGATTGGGGACCTCTATGCAAAACCTTTGAGGTTGGTATAGGTTCAAACAATTGGCCTATTTTACGAACTGTCCAAATAACAGCACAATATGCCAAAATCATGGCCGACATTGATGCTAAAAATGGAAATTTCTCAATTATAAC